CTTTATGCAGTAAAAAGCCCCCAGAATTGAATCTGAGGGCTTTTCCGTGGTATTTAGTTAAGCTCCGGCAGATACCACATGCACGATGCATGTATCTGTGCCGGTATTGGAATCGGAATCAGTTGCCGTTGCTGTAATCGTTACAGTTCCAACAGCTTTTCCGGTCACAACGCCGCTTGCAACAGTCGCTTCATCAGTATTATCCGATGCCCATGTAACCGTTGCAGTAGACGGATGCGGTGTTGCAGTCAGCGTTACAGTCGCATTGACAGCAACCGTAACCTCGTGAATATCCAGATCGACAGCAACAGCCGGAATGCTGTAATACTCGACCGGAATTGTGGACGGACTATCAATAGAGCCGTATCCGGTCACGGTAACGGAGAATGTACCCTTGCCGCCCTTTGTCGTTGTCAGCGAAATGCCGCCGGTTGACAGCGCATTCGACAGCATGATAGCTGCAAGACCGCCGCCAACGCGTTTCAGGATAAGCGCAAGGTTCTGGAAATCAGAATCCGTATCAACCGTCATTGTCGGTGCAACCTTGTTACCAGTCTTATCCGCAAATCCGAGCAGGAACTTGAACATTTCAGGCGTGCAGCCGAGCGCGGTAAATGTGATTGTCGGATTTGCGTATCCGGTAACAACAACCGTTTCTTTCGGCTGAATATGAATGTTGTTCACATCATCCGCAAGGTTTACGATTGTCGGAGTAAAGCTGTGCTGAATGTTACCAGTTGTAGCACAGAGAATATCATCCGCAGACGGTTCGGTGAAAGTCGCAGGATTGAAGTTTTTGACGATTACGCCGGAATCAAACACCATAGATGCAAATTCATCCTGCGAAATCACATCCCAATCAAGGACGTTTACCATTCCCATGTTTACCACTCCTTTCAGTTATTTGTGTAGAATCTCACCGTGATATTGAAAAGCTTTCGCTTTATCATATCGTCAGAGGGATCTCCGAGAGACTGCGCAAACGGTGAGCCGCGCATAATAAGCAAATAGCCGCCGTCAATATGCATGATTGTGCCGCCCCTGCCGATTGCTGCGGAGATTTCTTCCGCTTTTGCGTCAGATGCAGCCCACGATGTTGACCGATGCCATGTGCTGAATGAAATTGCGGTATCATAATCCCCAAAGGAATCAAACCGCTTCTCGTAAGTGAGATAAGGGAATGCAGGCGGCTCTTCAAGCGAGTATACGCTGTTTTCTTCCCACGCTTCTAGGGAAAAGCTTGAAAAGAACTCATATAGTGCTTGCGCTTTCGTCATTCAATCACCCCATCTCATTATCCGGTATATCCCACACCTTTGCGCTGACAGCCCGCATATTCAAACCCGCTGACTTTGGCGTTTTGTTGTCTTTACCGGATGTTGTAATTCGGAAAGTCGTTCCATCTTCCAGACGTTTCACAACGTCATTGTATTCGAGGTCGATTTCTTTTCCGGTAATGATCGTGTATAAGTCCTGAACGCCCTCTGCCTGTGCGCGTTTTGCCTGTACAGAGCTGTCAAATCGCAAAGCTGCAAGGAATGTTTCACTCTGCGTCCACGTTACAACAGGATTGCCATCTGCATCTCTTGTGTGTGACTTATCCATGAACGCAAACTGTTCCTTGTGTTCATCAAGTAAACTCATAACACGTTCAACCTCCGCCACGCACTGAGCCGCCGTGAGAACTGCGCCTGCCATGTGACCGCATTGCCTGTGCCTTGCGAAACACCGCCGCCCTTTTGGTAGCTGTATCCGGCAAAGCTTTCGGATGTGTAAGGGGACATATTGGAACTGTCAACAGCTTCATTGGCATTTCGCCATGCATCAATATCCGCACACATTGTCAGGAATGCACGCGGTACGCTCATCTCCCAGATTGCGCCGTCAAAGGTTTCATCTGTGAGAATTTCAAGCGATTCCGTATCATTGCAGTATACGCCGTCATTCATTGCGCTGCCGACAATTCGGAAGTATTGTCCCTCTTGGATAAAATCAAGCGGTGTGATATTGTGACCGCTGATTGTGAAAGTTCCGGCATGGATAAAAGACTTGTCATCTTTTTTGCTTGCCGGAGCAAAGAAGTTTCTGCATTCCATGCAGATTTCGGTAATATCCATCGTATCACACCGCCCTCATTTATTCTTCGGTTTTGCGCTTTCTTGTGCGCTTACGCGGTTCATTCTCCACGGGAGCAGCTTCCTCCGGCTGTGCCGTTTCTTCTGCGCCTCGTACCTCCTCAATCAGAGCAATGCCGCGCTTATTCTGCGTACCTGAAAGCTCTTTGATTCGGTCAGGCGTAACAGCCATGCCGCCACGGGGGAATGTATCGCCCACGTTATAAGCATGGTTGTTATCCTGCAAGTCTGTGAAAAAGACCTTTACAACATACATTCAACTCACGCTCCCGTTGTGGAAACAGTTGCGATGAAGATGTGTGTCGGGTTGTAGATAACCGGAATGAACAGACCGCTTGCCTTAGTCCAGACAACAGCCGGATCATTTTCAGCATACTGCGTGATGTACACGAACGGAGAAGCAGAGCCGCCAGTACCGACCTGTGCGCCGTATCTGGAAAGTTCAATCTCCGGCGGATCGCCCCAGAGACCGACACCGACACGACCTGCCGGATTCGTTGCGATAAAGGTAATCTTATCCTGCGGATAATACCGGCGAATAGTGAGATTCGGCTTGCCGGTTGCATCCAGACCGGTCGCGGCGTTGTATGTCAGGTCATTTGTAATAACACGGTTGATACCGTATTCAGTTGACAGCCATGCTTCCAGAGCCGACATGCTGACAAGAGCGCCTGCACCAATGTTGCCATTGATTGCAGTCTGAACGGATGCAGAAGAACGAATCTGCTGAATGACTTTCCGAGAGGTGACAATCGTATCAAGGATAACGCCCTGCTCAAGAGCGGAATCAATGATTGCCTGAATCTGTGCCGGAACATCCACGCCTGCACCGGTAACAACAGAATGCGCCTTGTTTGCAGCCGGAACGCCATAATCAACAGTCAGAGAAAGATTGTTTTCGCTGATTGTAAGCTGTCCGGTAGCAAGAGCCTCATTCTTCGCAACCTTTGTGCGCGTGAAAACCTGCTCAGACAGATTGTAGCCGTCCTGAATGACATAATTCCAGAGGTTCTGATCTCCCTGAACGCCGGAACGAATCAGCGTGCGCAGTCTTTCAGACTGATTCATCTTGACCTTAATCAGTCCCTTTTCGATATTGTGCGTATCGACCGGAACGCGGACAGTCTGCTGTGCTTCCACATCAAAAGCATGGAACTGTGCCATCATCGGAAGCTGATAGCCTGCGGCGATAGACTGCCATTTTGCGGTAATGTTATCCGTCTTTTCGTCTCCGAAAAGACCGTCAATCGGATCATTCGGGCGATTGACATTGAAGCCGGTATTCAGCCATGCATCATTGCGAACAAAGCCGAGAATATTGTTTTCCCACTGAGACATTATATTTCACTCCTTTCAAATCAGGTCTTGCTTGTGACGGTTGCAGAACCGAGCGCAACAGCAACACCGGTACGGTCAACAACGCACACAGAAATCTTGTGAGAAGTAGTTGCCGTGATATCGGACGTACCATCCCAAGAAGTCCAGCCGTCAGGCGTTTCACCATAGCCGACAGTCGGAGCGGTGCTTGCATCCGTCTTGTACTTGTATGCCTCGCCTGATTTCAGAGTGTAACCGGTCGTGATTGCCGTCTTGCCTGATGTCGCACCTGCAACAGAATTTACAGACAGCGAATCCATATCGCCGGCAAGCCATGCCGGACGAGTTACAGCCGGAGCAGACGAAATAAAGCGGATTCCGGTCAGTACAGCTTTTGCGCTGCTTTCAACAGATGCAGGCAGTCTGTCCTCATAAATCACGCCATCGGTAACGATAGAGCCTGCCATATCACCGGAAGTGACATCGACATCCTCATAAACAATGCCGATAGCATTGCCGTCATTTGACGGGTAAACAGTGCCAGACTTGACAACTTTTGCCGTGCCGACAGTCGTTGCACCACTCTGTGCGATCTCAGTCGTGATGCGCTTGCAATCCTCAGAAGCGAGGAAGTATCCCGGTGCATACACCGGTGCATCGGTCTTGCTTTCGATAAAGCTCATGTTTTACCCCTCCTTTGTGGGCTGTTTTGTCTCTCCATACTGCTGTGCATGGAGTTCTGCAAAAATCTTTGCAGCATTCGCCGCATCTGCGCTTACTTTCTTTTCAGGCGCGGAAATAGGCGGATTTGCAGGATTTGCAGATTCGGTTTTGAATGTGCCTTTGTACTCGCTCCACTCTGCCGCAACAGATTCAAGCAGCTTGTCGCCGTCTTTCAGCTTGCCGCTTTCATCCAGATTCACAGAATCAATAAAACCGCCATATTTGGCAATCTTCTTGATACCGGCATCGGAATAGCCTGCCGCTTTGAGTGCTTCACGCAGCGCAGTTTCCTTTGCATTGCGTGTCTTTTCGTTTGCCGTGTCCGTTTTCAGCTTTTCATGAGCAGCTTTTTCGGCTTCATACTTTGCTTTGTAGCCGTCAGAATCAGCGGCTTTCAGCTTTTCTGTCGCTTCTGTAAGCTGTTTCTGTACTTCCGGCAGCTTTTCAGCATCGCCTTTGTACTTCTCGATTTCGGCTTTCAGACCGGAAACGGTTTCGCTGTGTGCATTGATGATCTCACCGATCTTTTCTTCCTCAATGCCCAAAGCTTTCAAGAATGAGCGTGTAAGTGCCATTTGTAAATTCCTCCTGTTCTTCGGGCGCATTTCTTTGCGCTTCGGATATTGTATAAAAAATCAGCGCTCACGATACTTTGTG